CTCCTTAGGCAAATTATGAGTTTGCTGCATTCACCAGATTGCTAAGGAAGCAAAAAAAGTAAAGGGGTCAAAATTTTGCCGGAATTTTTTTTCCCCGTTTTTTGGAATTAAAAGTTGATTTTGCTCAGGCAGGATCAGCATATGCCAGAACATCATCATCGCAACTGGCCCGCACCAACTCAAGCACGGACATGAACTGTTCAACGGTCTCGCAGTTTACAACCCTCTCATCACCCTTCTCAGAGTAGAGATAAAACTTACGTGCCACAGGATCTACAACGCAGCGGGTAAGGAAATCGTCTTGTGCCATTAGGTTTGTTTGATTACCTCTATATTATACAGCAGGAAAGGAACGATGTCAACCCTAATATGGACCGCCTAGTCCTGGATTTTCTAAAATATCAATTGTGCTAGTGATTGAGGATATTCCAACATTATTAGTGGCGATCTTCCTGCCATAAGACCAAACATGGAATTGATATTCGGTTTTTTCTCCTTTAACCACGGTAGCGGCACTAACGAATGATGACATGCCTGATATTTGACTATTATATAGAGTTCTCAATGTGTCAATACCGGCTGTAGTATTACAATCACCTATCAGTGCAAAAACTGTTGACCCTGCGCCAGCACCTCTCGTATATCTGGTGCTATTACCTATTCCGGCATTACCACTGGTTAAAGTTACATATCCTTCACCTGTAAATGGATTATCTGTTGATGTATCAAGGGTTCCAGATTCAATCTTTGGATATCGGTATGCTTCCAACACATCTAATTTCAGAGTGGCAATCGCAACTGGTGTAGATGATCCTATTCCAACAATTCCCGTGTTTGCTCCTAGCGTTACCGCAACACCAGTCACCAAATCACCATAGTTAGTGGCGAAAAGATCAGTGTTTGCAGAATAACAAGCTGATGCTAATCCTGTATTTCCACCAGCAGTTATGATATAGTTTTGAGTTTGTATAATTGAGTTGAATTTTGTAATCGCTAAATTATCAATATCTGCTGACGGGATCGCAAAATCATCGGCAAGACGCTGTGCTCTATCTCTAAATTCAACAATATCCGTATTTTGTTGTGATAGTGCAGAACTGTCACTCGTTAATCCTACGATGACACTCATTTTTTATCACCTCCCCTAACATCATAGTCGTATCCAGAAATTGAGAATTGATCTGAATTACCTGGATATTCTGCTGGAGTTTCTCCCTGATATTCAACAATTAATGGTTCTCCATCAATCCTAGAAGCATGAACCGTATAATAACAATCAATCGCTGATGCATTTCCGGATTTAATGTAAATTGTTTTGCCCCATTCAATTTTATCCACAATCAGATCTTGAGATGATCCAATCTGAGTAAGAGAAACTGTAATTGTATTTGGATCAATCAATCCATGCCAATAATCAGGTAATATAATTCTATTATCACCTCCTACTAAGCGTCCACGAATATAAATTCCTGCTTCTGGACCTTCTAAACAAATATGCCTCAATCGATGATTTTTTTTCGTCGGATGTTTAATATCAAATCCTTTCCAAGATTGAACATTGATATTACCTTGAAAATTAGGAGCAGTGACCGTGCCAGATGCATTGATGTTACCTAAACAATTGATATTAACAACTGATTCAATGTTTTGATCTATTCTAAGATTTCCTACATTAACATTGTAATGAATATATGGACGACAAACATCAAATGTTACATCTCCCACAGAAACTGATGTTGGATAAGTTTTTCCGCCAGTCAATGATTTTAAAATATAATCATATTTTGTCGAAAATGGTCCAACAATTCCTTTATCATTACAATCTTTGATATCAAACTCGGGTATAAATGATAGATCGTCTGCCATAATTATTTCTCCTTGGTGTCATAGTGATATCCAGAAATAGAATACTCTTCATTATTTCCGGGGTAGTCTGCAGGTGATTCTCCCTCATATTCTGGGATAAGTCTTTCACCATCTGCACGAGTTGCAAATATGTGAAAGAAGCAATTGATAGGCAGTCCACCATTTGCTTGAAGGTGAACTACATTTTCACCAATTCTTTTTACAATTACATTTTGATGTGCTCCAATCGGAGTTAAATTGACTGTAATTGTGGTTGGGTCAACAAGTTCTTCCCAATACTTGGGTAAATAAATTTTATTTTTATTTGAAATTCTACCTCTAAAGTATACATCATTTGATGGTCCCTCAGGACAAGTGTGGCGAAGTCTCCATCCTTCTTTTGTTGGGTGTGGGATGTCGAAATTCTTTTTGGCTGAGAGAACATGAACTCCACAGTTGGAAACAACTTCTCCTTGAGCACCAAGATTACCACCCACAATTACTTTAGAACTAGTTTCAACCGGTCCCAAAAAGGCAGATGATCCAGTAACTGCTAATGAAAATGGATTACTGGGAGGACCATAAGCAGATCCACCAGGAACTAAAGTAGGTAATCCGCTATGTGCAGGTGGTGTAATCATCACCGTAGCATAAGGAGTCGGGAACTTTTTGTCAGCACCAAACAAAGAAGGTCCTTGCACATATTGAGAACCTTTAATTTTTGTTAGAGCAACTCCGAGTGCAATAGGAATTTTGCCCTCTGGACACACAAGATGTTGTCCACCGTATACATGCGTTTCATCAAATTGGAATGACATATTACCTCCTTACTTTATTTGTCCTGGTTTCTTTCTACTATTCGTTGCACTAGATGCTCCATTAACCATGGAGGATAAAATTTGTATACCCAATTTACCATCTAATACCAGTATACCACTTGTTATCATTTTTAGTGAATTTTTAGGATTGATGGTTATATTTCTAGCAGTGACATTGATGTCCTGATTTGCTTGAATTTCGGCAAAACCTTCTTTACCCGATCCTGTTGCAGCAATCTGCACATCAAGACCTTCTAACTTTAACTTTCCATTCCTTGCTCTGATAATGACATCACCATTTTCTGCATTAATAAAAACAGCATGTTGATCTTTATCTAAGTCTTCACCAGCATTAACTTGAAATGCTCCAGGGGAATTGGAAGTTGTCCATCCTTTACGAACACCATCCTCAGTCATATCAAAGAAATGTCTACCATCAAGTGCTTTTAATTCTACACTTGATGTGACATCACCCTTGGGACTCAAACCACCAAAAGTCAAAGCACCATTCATGGCGCTTATGACTTGTGTCCAAAAATTTCTCTTTTCTGCCATAACTTAGGGGTTGGTTTTAATATTTATTAGTAACCACCGCCATATGAGGGAGGTGGCGGAGGTGGTGCTGCTGGTGGCGGCGGTGGCGGCGGAGGTGGTGCTGCCGGTGGTGGTGGAGGAGGAGGTGGAGGAGGTGCCACTGTTGGTGTTGGTGGTGCCACCGTTGGAGGTGGTGTAGGTGCCGATATAACAGGAACTATTGTCGGAGTAGAACTAATTACCTCAGCTGCTGCTACCTCGGGTGCTTCAGTGGTTCCTTCACTTGTTTGAGGAACGAATGTATCAGTTACATCAGTATCTGGAGTAATCCTTGCCTCTACTGGTGCTGCACCAATACTTTGTGCTCTTGTTTCATAAACAATCACACCAGTATTTCTATTACCTGCATACTTAACTCCAGCATCAAAGAATACGTTTCCATAATATTCTGTTCCATCCACATATCCTTGAAGTGTCAGTCCAACCAAATCAAAGACCTGAACAACACCAGTTGCTGGAATCTCTTCTGGTATATTTGGATCGCGAGTGACACTGAACAGAGGAGCGAAAGATGCATTAACACCAGTCTTGGTTCTCATTGTGATGGTTGGCAATTCTGAATAGCAACCAGTGCTTACTATATTGACAGATTTTATTCTACCAAAAGAATCACAATTATATGTTAGTTTTGCACCATTGTCAGGTGTTACGACTAACTCATCAACTCCACAATTATAATTCAAACCTGGATTTATTACAAGTATCTCTTTCAAACAAACCCTGGCAGGATATTGAGGGACAGTTTGTGATGGTGGCAAGTAACCTCTACCACTATCAATGACAAACACATCAACTACTCGACCACGTTTTAGTCTTGGTCTCAAAACGGCACCACTACCATTATCGCATGGATCAATAACCTGGACTCTCGGAATGCTCGTATATCCCCATCCACCAGAAACTATATCGACCGCAATCAGATTACCATTTACATCCACAATTGGATTTGCTTTGGCTCCAATACCACCGCCACCAGAAAATACAATAGATGGAGGACCACATGGTTTTGGTCCGGTGTCACAAAACGGAGTTCTTTCCAAACTTGTGGTGGTCAACTGCCTGACCTGATCTATTTTTAAATATCTAATATTCGCATCAGCATCGACAAAAATATATGTCTCTCCTGGATATGATTTTTCGTGCTCAATCGCATCCTCTATAGTAAGACCAGATACATAACCCTCTGTCGTGCTGATATATCCGACTTTTATTAAGTCTATTGATGGGGGTGTTATATTCATTACGGCTTATCGTAAGTAGGAGATGGTGTGGGAGCAGGTTTAGGTTGCTTAGTTGCTCTAACTGTTGCCACTAAAACTCTTCTTTCAACTTCTTCAGGACTTGCTCCACTGTTTCTTGCATCTTGTCTTGCTTGTGATGCAGCATTAAACACTGCTGGATTAGAAGCACCTGTGACGGTCGGATCCAACCTACCTCTCAATTGCTCTGTGCTCAAATTATCTAATCCATCATTAGTTACACCAGGAGGTTTCTCTGCTGTTCTTTGTGCTGTTTTAGCGATTTCTACATTGCTTGCTTCATCCTCAGATGGTGTTGCATTTCCACCCTCCTGTAAGGTGTGATACTCATTAGGAGAACATATTAATGATAGGTCACAATCAAAGAAACTAGTGAGTGCACTAATAAAACTAAGTGCAGAGGCAATATCAAATCCACCACCACCTAATGCACCGAGACTACCAAGACTTGGAATACTAGGAAGACTTGGGAGATCTGGAATATTTGGTAGTAGAGGACCATCACCAGTGGATGATTGATTTCTTGGTCTAACACCAACTTTACCTGCTGCTGCGGATCCAGCTGCACTAACATCATTCAGAGCAGTTTCGACATCTCTTACAATTGGTAATACTGCAGCATCAAAGGTATTAATAATGTCATTCAGATTTTCCCCTAAGATCTCACCAACTATTTCTTCAGCATAACATAGAGGAGTGGGATTATATCTACCATCACCACTGCCGTCATCAACATCAGCAAACCAGGGAATATTTGCATATTGATCTGTTAAGAATGGTTGAACAGATGCTGGTGCTGGACGACCTTGTGCTCTTCTTGCAAAAGAATTTTTCAAAGATTTTTCAGCGGAATCACACAGAGAAAGACCAATCTTATTGAATAAACATTCAATCAGTTCCAATCCTTTGACCAACTTATCTAGGATTTCAATTCTAATTGTTGGGGGTGAGATATTGAATATTGGTTGCAAAACTTTAGTGAATAAATCAGTTACAAAATCTTGCACCAAGGCGATCATTGCTCTCAAAAATTTTGCAATCTCACATGAGAAATTTTTTATCAAGGCATCAATCTCATTGACTTGATTGATCAAACCGTTAGCAACATTGATACCAGAACTAATAGCACTTACATATGTTTGCAAACCACTTTGTAGTTTTTGAATCTTCTTTGTCAATTCACTTATGAGAGTTTGAATCCCTTTCATGGGAGATGTTTGTCTCGGATCTGTGCACCATATTGGACGTTTTTTCTTTAATACCTCATCCTTTCTTTCATCTGCTGCTGTCTTCTGATGTGGAGCAGCTGGACTCTCTTTAGTTGGAGCAACATCCTCTGCCGGTGGATTGTTGGGATCATCCCCACCAGTTGGTTGCCCATCGGGACTAACTCCAGATGGTCTCTCAGTCAACAGATCATCATCAGCAACTTTATCTGCTCCACCACTCTGCGAGGTGAAGTTTTGACCTTCGGTTGCTCCAGTTTGAGTTGACTTTGGAACCTGTGCGTTGGCACCAAGGATACCCATGATCACGGGGATCTGCTGGTCCTGTCCATCAAGGAAAAATCCAAAAACAAAATTACCTTGTTTAATACCAGGTGTTTGATATGACTTTCCTTGTCCACCACCAGAGGTGACAGGATACATTACCTGAGCCCATGGGAGTTGATCAGAAGGTATTGTTGCCTCACCCTGATCATGCAAACCAATAATTCTCACCTTATATCTGTATCCCCAACCGGGGATTTCATCAGATCCTTTGTGCTTACTATCCTTTACATTCTCCTTCCACACGGATTGATCAGCAACCTGACCAACCCACCATAGGAAGGATCCTCCTAAAAATCCTGGATTAAATAGTGCTCCTCCTTCCATCAGTCCTCATAAATCCTGCATT